GACGGGTCCTCGCCCGCCCCGTGACATAAGTCACGAAGAAGACGAGGCCACCCATCGAGCTTCGACTCAATACGCCTTGGAGAAGCGTATTTAACGAAGAATTCGAGTCGGTGGTAGTTGACATTCCACCTCGATCGAATGCGCTTGAGGTTGAACCTCTCCGCTATTGATCGTTCTGGAAGAGCCTTATGTGGAAAGCCACTTGTAGATGAGCCATACGGGATGTACCCGTAGACTTTCTCCAAATGCTCCCACAGAAGGTTCGCCGTCGATTCATACCCCTTAGCCAATAAGGCATTGGCTAGGGAAGAATATGAATCAAGGGCCGTCCCATCCCCGGGTCGCCCTGACCAGGGTTTCTTCAGGCGAGTGGGAGTGACTACGGTGCCATTAAAGGCATCGACGCCACAGCTCTCCCTAAAGTTGCCTGAGATACAAGACTTGAGTATGTTGACCCGTAGGCCAGCATCCTCCAGAACTTGTATACATCGAGGAGCCCAGTCTGTAGGAACGACTATGTCATCCCCATAGACATAGATCCTCTTACACACCATTCTTAGTGGCATGCGAGCGGTTTGCACCATCGCAGAAACCATTAAGACCCAAAAGATGTAAGCCTCCACGGGAAAGCACAAAGCTGATCCCATGGGAGCGAACTTCTTAAGGGGCAAAACTTCTCCATTCGGGAGAAGGGTTTCCGTCGTGCGAGTAGCCTCTAGCGCCCGAAGGATTTCTGGACAAAGTCCAAAAATGCTTCGAACAAGCTCGAGACTGACCCTGTCCGACGCATCCTTGAGATCAAGAGTAGCAAACTTACCGTCCAACGAAGAACGGAGAGCAAGCTGCTGATTGACCTCTTGGCGCGTGAAGTTGACACATCCACGTGTAAAACGGTTTCCCGTTTCAAGGTGGGTGACGAACTTCCGTCCGAGTCCCTGCTGGATCCACTGGTATTCCAGTGGTTCAGCAGAAATAAGACGCGGGCCGCGCGAATCCTTAGGGACCAGGACCACCTTCGCACACCCGCTTTGTAAGCGAGTGAGTCCGGTGTACCAGTCCTTTCGGTCGATAAGCTCTCTACCTCTACCTGCGACGTAATAGTCGTAGTAGGGATAGAACTGGTGAATGTTGTCGTACAGACGGGAGAATTCCCATTTGTCTTCCAATCGTTCACCGGTAGCCACCGCCCCTGGGCCATGCTTTGGTATGACATCTTTAGGATTAAACCTCCTGAAGATAGTCCTCGTGATCCGACTTGCAAGAGACAACGTTGTCTCTAGAGAGGTCAGATCAAGAGAAGCTAGTTCCTGTTCTGTGGCGACAAAGGAGGAGATAACTGCCTCCTCTGCCGCCTTAGAGTAAGGAAGTTCTAGCTTATACGCAAAGAAGAGTACCTGGCGTAAATGCATGATTGCATTTACATCAGGGTCTGCCAGGAGCACACCGTCCCGATCAAAGACTCGGTTGAAGTACGCCTGCATGAAAGCGGGTGTACTCCATCCCTTCTGGGCCCTAAAGCCCAGAATGGGTGTGAACCGTTGGGACATCAATCCTTGGTCTAAGGCTTTGCCTAACAACGGCAGAGTCTTAGTAAGGAAGGACAGCCCCTCCATCGTAGTACGAGACTTCATTGTCTCAACATCACGATGGAGCTGCTTTGAGGAGGAAAGTCGGTGTGGATCGTCCAGGACGAGCTGCGCGCAAAGGTCGAGATAGTACTCGGTCTGGCTTTTCAGCTGCGCCATAAGGTGTCAGCTCCAAACGCCAGCCTGTCATTCTCCTGCCTCTACTCGATGTCATGACAGAGAGCAGCTAATGCTGCAATCTGACGATCGATCACATCAAGCTCAGAACGAAAGCCCTGAGCTCCAACGAGATCGATTTCTGGATCGTTGATAATCGCCCTAACTTGAGAGATAGGGACGACCACACGATCCAGCACCTCCTTAGACTGACGAAGATCAGTTCCCACAAGGAGGGTGACACACCCGACCGTAGTTGCTAAGCTACGTAGGGTCTCGCGGACGTAAATGCGAAGCGGTTGCTCGAAAGCAAGACGCATCACACTTCACCGCGAAGTAGAGACGCGACGGCATCAGTGTCGGAAAGCGCCGTTGTAAGCGCCCCGTCACTCAGAAGGTCGAGCAGGTTAGCAACCTGATCATAGACCATCTGATTGGTGATAGCCGCGTCGCGCGGAACAGCCAACGTGAAGTTGGTTGTAAGCACGACGGGGTTACCGTTGGCAGACATCTGTGTGTTGGAAAACTGCACAAGATGCCTATCAATGGCTTGGGCTCCCTTCCCTGAAACCGAATGCGCGATGCGCAAAAGGTAAGGGGAACGGAGGTCCGTCGCAACATTGATCCGTTTGGAACCATTAGCTTCAGTGCCGATAAGCCTGAAGGTAATGTCGGTGCCATCGGCATCGTCGAGAACGAGATCTGAAGAGAATGACATAGCTGATCACCTTTGCTCCTTGCGGAGCGGTAGACGTACGACTTCGTACGCTCAACGTTCCGCAGGCAGCTAGGAATGCTTTGATCCGGATAGGATCAAAGCAGGCCAAGCGCCTGCTGCTGAGGGCTGAGTCCATCTGCATGTAGAACAGCAGATGAGACAGGCAAGCCCACTTCCCTAATGTACCTCCTGTAGACACCGGTGTGAGTGATTGCCTGTGAAGGCGAAGCACCCCCATCGAATGTCTTCAGCACATCGAAGGTTCCCTCAATCTCGTAAGAGTGAGTTAACCGACGAATCTCCCATGGGCCAACGAATGGCTGAATGGGAGTACGGCTGATCAGCGACCCCGCTCGGGTAAACCAGTCCGCGACGAATGAAAAGGGAATCGCTTCCCAAAGCACCGCCAACGGATTGTTAAACCCGGTCGCTGCCAGGAGTCCTCTAAACTCCCCAATTAGTCCATCGAGATCTTGGAGTTCGTGGTATAGATAACCACCACACCGAAAGATCCCGCGTGAGCTAACCCGGCGAATAGTGTCCGGAAACCCTACAGTCGTACCAGTAACAGATCCTTCAACGTTGAAGTCTGTCTGGTAAGAAATACGGGTTTCGCGGCCCCATGTATCTCGTAAATACTCTAATCGAGAATTTACGATGTTCATGAGACTACGGAGTTTCTGAACATCTCCGATGAATGGTTTCCATCCAAAGGAGTAGTTCAGAAAACCGCCACTTGCCGTCTTTCCTATGCCCTCTGATAGACTCGGCAGAAGAGCCGATATCTCTCGGAGTTCATAGAGGAAGTTAGGAATACTAACTTCCTGAGGAACTTGCGGAACCAAAGCCTCATAGGCTTTGTCCGAAAGATCCCCGATAAGGGAGGATGAAGGGTCAGGGAATACCAGCCCAGCGAAACCTTCAGGCAAATTCCAAGTGAAGTTCGTGTGAAACACGTACCCACTTGGTAATGTGACTGTAAGGACTTCCTCACGGGGTGAGGAATCGACCCGGAGATGAGAGCAGGGATTGACTCCTGCTTTCTTACCAACAACGTCGGAGATATACTCCACGTAATTGGTAAACTTACTTATCCCATCAGCCAAGGCTCCAGAGGAGTCGTGGAAGTGATAGTGGACAAGTATCTCGTTTGACCGGGATCGTTCGCGAAGAAAAGCTGGCATAGGCTCCTCCTTAGGATGATCGACATTGACCACCCCCTCAGAGAGGACAGGCCTCAG